AACAGACATTCGTTTTCAGGTATTTCATTCTTGTCAATGAGCGGAGATAAAGATTATAATCAAGCTCCAAACACAGCAGTTATAAATGCTAAACAAATGGTAAAACTATATGACGAGGCTGCTATTTTTGCATCAGGCCTTGTTGTTGATGCACTCAAAGTTTATAATAATTTATGGGATGCTTGTTCAACCGCTCAAGGATATGGTATAGATATTTCGGTAGAAAGTTCTGAAAATTCAGCACGTAAAGATTGGAATCGTAGATTTCAAAACTTTGCAGATAACTATTTAAAAGGTGACGTTAAAAAGGCCGAACATTGTTTAAAGGATTCTTATCTATTACATAAATGGAATAAGATCCAGGCTAATTTAAAACCGATTGAATGGAATACTGGATTGACAGCTAAAAAATATACTGATGTAGATACTTTAGCCGCAGCCGCTTGTGCTGGTGGAGCATGCGAAATCGATTTCTAATGGAAGTCGAATCACCTTGTATTAAAGTATGTACTATTAAAGACGGTATATGTGTTGGTTGTTATAGAACCGAAACTGAAATCCGTGAGTGGTTTTATGCTACTAACGAGCGAAAAGAACAAATCTTAAGAAGGATCGCTAAATGAACCAGTACAAACTTGAGTGTTTTGAATGTGATGACGAAATAACAGTTACCTGCTCTGCGGATATACCTGCATTTTGTCCATATTGTGGAGGTACCGAAATAGCGGTAATTAAATATGAAGAGCCTCTTAAATGGGAGTCAGATGAAGACGACTAATATATATTTGTATGTGGCTATACAATGAACAACAATATAATAATACACCAGAAGACTATCAAGGATTTGTTTACGTCATCACAGAGTTGGATACAGGCAAGAAGTATATCGGTAAAAAGAACTTCTGGAAGCCTAAAACCTTGCCCATTACTAAAACGCGCAAGAGGCGAGTACGAACGCGTGTCGAATCTGACTGGCGAAAATACTATGGTTCGAATAATATCGTCAAACAGTTGGTGGAATCCAAAGGAGAACAAAATTATAAAAGGGAAATCCTAAAATTGTGTAAGACAAAAGGTGAGATGTCTTATTACGAAGCTAAACTTCAATTTGAGAATGATGTTTTATTATCGGATATATATTATAATGAGTTTATCGGATGTAAAATACATTCAAAACATATAAGGAATAAATAGTATTATGTTAAATGTACATGAAGTAATTGATCAAGTGAGAAAAGCCCGCACTAAAGATAAAAAAGTTGCACTTCTAAAAAAGCACGAAACTTGGGCTTTAAAAGATATTTTACGTGGAACATTCGACACTACAGTTGAATGGAATCTTCCAGGCGGAGAACCGCCATATACTCCAGCTGAAGCACATTCGGCACCAGCAAATTTACTTAAAGAGCATAAAAATTTTGTATACTTCGTAAAAGGGGTGCGAGAATCTAATCGCCTTACACCCGTCAAACGCGAAAGTATATTTCTCGGTTTGATAGAGGGCATTGACCCTGAGGACGCCAGGCTCGTCATTAATATGATAAACAAAGAAAAACCTAACGGAATCACTCGACCAGTGATTGAGGAGGCGTTTCCTGGATTACTGCAAGATTGATCCATAACCATGGAGCACTAAATGCCAGCATTACAACTCGAAAGACTTTTAAATGACATTTCTCAATTAGACCAGTACATTGCTAAGTTAAAAGAGAGAGGTGATTTAGATCGAGTGACGAAGTTTATAAAAAAGAAAACGTTTATGCAAGAAAGGTTAGCTCTAAATTAACTGTGTACATTTCCCCTACTTTGTGGTATAATTATATTATCATTCACAAAGTAGGGATTTTATTATGAATTTGTTTATTTTACACGAAGACCCAATTATTGCTGCGCAAATGCAGTGTGACAAACATGTCGTTAAGATGATTGTAGAGTCAGCACAAATGCTGTCTACTGCTCATCGTGTCCTTGATGGAACAATTGAAAATGCTCCATCTAAATCTGGTAAAACAATACAAAAGCATTATCGTCTTCTCGAAGATCCCGAAATGGATCAAATACTCTATAAAGCTGTTCATCGTGGTCATCCATGTACTATATGGACTATGGAATCATCAAGTAATTATGAATGGCATTGGAAACATTTTGATGCACTTTGTGAAGAATATACATACAGATATGGAAAGACTCATGCAACAAGTCATCTTAAATATCCATTGTGGTCATTACCGACTAACATTCCAAAAGGTAAGATGACACCGTTTAAATTAGCAATGAAATCAAATCCAGAGTGTATGATAGGAGATCCAGTAGAATCATATCGTCTCTTTTATCAAACAAAACAATCACGTTTTAAGATGAACTGGTCAAAACGTGAGCAACCACGGTGGTTTAAAAATGAAATATACTAAACTTGATACATTAAATATATTAAAAAAAGAAATTGAACATGCTAAAAGTCGTTTAATGCCTGAAGACACGGGACATATTCATACAAGTATAAATTGGATGACACAACGTGTTGATGAATTAGAGGAAGAAATCAATGCCTATTTACACACTACGTGATCCTGCAGACGGTAGGGAATGGGATGTAAACTGCACGTATGAACAGTTACAAAATCTTTTAACTGCCGGCATTGAACGTGTCTATAAACCAAATAAATTTATAACACAATCTGGTAGTGTTATGAGTCGGACGGACACAGACTTTAGAAGCCATTTAAAATCTCTTAAAAAGAAATATCCTGGAAACACAATTAATGACTAAATCTGTGATAAGAGCATCAGAACTTAATACTATAGAACCGATGACAGGGAATCAAGATAAAGCTTTTCAACTTTGGGATGAAGGTGAAAATCTTATTCTTGCAGGATCTGCAGGAACTGGTAAAACATTTCTTGCCCTTTATTTAGCTTTAGATGAAATGCTAAATGAACCTGAATATGATAATATTATTATTGTACGATCAGTGGTAGCAGTCAGGGAAATTGGATATTTGCCTGGTAAGCTAGAAGAAAAAACTGCAGTATTTGAAACACCGTATAAAATGATATGCGACGAACTTTTCGAAGGTAATGCAGCATATAATAAGATGATAAATAGTCATCAGATCCAGTTCGAAACAACATCATATATTCGAGGTAAAACATTTGATCGAGCTATTATTGTTGTTGACGAAATGCAAAATCTTAATTTTCATGAACTTGATTCTATCATGACACGTGTTGGCGAACATTGTAGAATTATTTTTGCAGGAGATTATCTTCAATCAGATTTTAAATCTGATGGAGAAAGAGACGGGCTTATGAAATTTCTTAACATTATAGAAAGAATGAATCAATTTTCAATGGTCCAATTTGGATGGGACGACATTGTTCGTTCTGGAATTGTTCGTGATTATATAATGACGAAAGAAATGATCGGAGTAAAGTAATGAAAAAATTACTAATAAGTTTAATTCTTTTTATGAGCTATATAAGTGTAGCATACGCTGAATTTGAAGTTGAATGGCATAGAAAGCCAGTTCAATGTGCAGAAACTATGCTAATTTTAGATGAAGTTGAAAAATCTGAAATGTTACCCCTTTTACAGTTGCTTGGTACTACAAGAATTGGAGATGTAGGTAAAATAGTTCCTTATGTAATATATTATAATAAAGATGATGAAACCTGGCTTATGGTAGAATTTTTAGAAATTGAATTTGCATGCATGATTGCCTTAGGTCAAGGTATAAATTTTAATGTTGGCGATAATTTAGAAAGAGACACTTTTTAGTGTACAAATCAGAAGAAACGTGATATAATGAATATTACAATTGAAAAAGGAATATATGATGGAGTTTATCCATGAAAAAATTGATATGGGATATGTGGACTTGGATCGACGAGACTGCGAAGACGGCCGCCGATACGTTACACTTGATGGGAATGCTTACCCTTCTGTTACTACTATACTTTCTATCTTAAGCGAAGAATCTATTGCAAAATGGCGTGCTAAAGTTGGTGAAGAAGAAGCCAATAAAGTAAGCCTACGTGCAACTACACGTGGTACAGCGGTTCATGCTATTATTGAAAAGTATATGAACAATGATCCAAACTATGCTGAAGGTTATCTACCTCACGTAGTGCAATCTTTAGAAAATCTTAAACCATTATTGAACAAACATGTCACAAAGGTTTATGCGCAAGAAGTGCCATTATATTCTGACCATCTTCAAATGGCAGGAACATGTGATGCTGTAGTTGAATGGGATGGAGTACCAACAATAGTAGATTGGAAAACTAGTCGAAGACCAAAGAAAAAAGCCAATATTGGAAATTACTTCATGCAATTAGCAGCGTATGCTGTCATGTGGGAAGAACGTACAGGTATGCCCATTCAGCAGACTCGTATTGTAATGGACGTAGATGACTTTCATCCGGTTATGTATAAAGAAACACGTGATGCATGGATTGATAAGATGATTGAAACTCGTGATGAATACAATAGACGTAAGCTATTTCATGGCTAAA